GGTACAAAAGAGCTAAAGGAGCATAGATGCCTACATACATATCATCACGAGATTTAAAAGACGTATTTCCAAACTTAGATGAATTTGATACTAAAAAACCTGTTTATGGTTGGGTAGTAGATTCTGGAAGTAGATATGTTTCACACGACGCTGGACTAGTAACACAACTATTTGTTGATGGAAAAGATTTAGGGGCATCTCAATCAGCTAAAACTGACGTAGATGTAAACGATGAATGGTATTACGATGAATCAGTCGATGCTGTTTATTATTACAATGATACCAATAACCCTGAAGATTTATTAATGGAAGCAGGGGAAGATTTTGCGACACTAAAAACACGAGTAATGAAAGATGCTAGTAATTATGTAGATTCTAAGCTAGACGCTACATTACCACGTGAACAATTCTTACTAAAAGACGGAACATACGATTATCTTATTAGACGACTAACTGGATTGGTCGCTGCATACTTTTTAGTAAAAGGGAAAGACCCAACAAGCGAAATAGCAGATGCTTTATTCGAAGAAGCTCAAATGCACATTCAAGATTTAAATAGTGGACAAGCTAAATTATCATTTCAAAATACGGGCGATGCGTCTAAAGGTATTGTACGAAAAATATCTGTAGCTGGAAGTCTTAATATTGTTGATACTAGGGGGAATTATCGTGGAAGTTATGATAGATTAAAGGTCATTGTAACGACTGGTGGTGCTATTGGTACTGCTAAATACTCCGTGTATGCTAAAGATGAAGATGCGTTAAAAAATAATTTAGTGGTTCAGACTGAAGTTATTAATGGAGATTATCAAGAGTTGGCAGGTGGACTACAAATAAGATTTCAAGGTTCTGCTGATGCGTCAACTGCGACATCTAACGATGAGTGGGAAATAGAAGTAATGGGACTATATGAAGAAACAGATAACCCTGCTATTCGTTCTGTTAAGATGACAAGAAAAGACTTTAGACAATTCTATAAGGTTTAACAATGGCTACTGCATCTACCAATGCTTGGAAGGTAAACGTAGAGGAAACTATCCAAACAGGAATAAGAAATGAGTTTTTTAGTTCATTGCCTGTATTCCGTTCAAGAGATTTTCAGCACAGAGGTAATCAATTTGCTATATTAAAAGGTAGTAGCTCTGAACCTCAAAACACAATGTATGCAGTAACACCAGACACATATAATCTTTCTTTTGAGTTTTATATGCTGGATAGAAAAAGAAACGATACTACCGTAAAGCGCTTTTTTAATCAAGTCTCTCGGATAGAAGAAACATTTTACAGTTTACTAGAGATAGAACCTTTGTTTAACGTCTTTATTGATTCTATAGATTATTCAGATGATGCAGAGTTTGATGGATATAGGAAAGCTAATTTTAATATAACTGTTGGAAATGTAAGATAATGGCTATCTCTTTTAATAACATCACTTACGATAAGATTATGATTCCATTGCGCGATAAATTGCGCACAGAGTTTGCTGGTGCTATGCCAATATACTTCGACAATACACATCGTCAAGTAGGGAATAAGTCATTGCGTATCTATCCAGTTGCACAAACATTACAAGATAAACGCACTCGTTCTTATATTAATCTATATGAGATAGAAATGGATTATGTTTTAAATACAAATAGGAGTAATGAAAAAGCATTAGACGAGATGTATAAAGATGTTACGAGGGTAGAAACAGTATTATTTAATAACTCTAACGGGGGAGATATACCTTATTTTTATGCAGGTATGCCTACAATAGACCACAATATTGATACCGATATACCTAATGCTATAGTATCAAGAATAACCGTTCCCGTGCTATATGAAGAAGTGCACGAAAAATTTGTAAGATTTATTACATCTAATGATAAATTCTTTGTAACTTCAGATGGTTCTTTTTATATTGTAAGGAATTAATTATGGCTAAAATATATAAACTAAAAGATAGTAAAATGCCTAGGAGACCAAGTTTCTTAGGACTAGACACACCAGATTGGTATAAACTAAATGCTGGGGGAAAAGTAGAATTAAAAGAATTGCCAGAATTAACAAAAGATTATTTAGAAGAAGTTAAAGTAAAAATTAAAAAAGAGGTAAAGTAAAATGGCTATTAGCAAAACATCGGTTTCCCCAAAAAGTTTTCAACTGGGAATTATAAAAGAAGCAGTAGCGGGTACGGCTGTTATAAGTTCAATGAATTTAATTAATGTCGATTCGATAGAGATGCCGACTTTAAACCCATTGCAAGTTGTAGATGTAAGACACGGAGCTGGAAGAACTTTAAAACAGGTAGATACACTTACATCAAACAAACTTACCGTTAAAGAGATTGGGTTTTCTGGAATAGCTGATAGCACTATCTTACCTATTTTACTTGAAAATCTTACGCAAGACGTTAGTGGAGTAGGTAGCTCTGGAGATGATTTGTTTGAATTAGCAAACAATTATGAGCCAAGCGCTATTGAAATAGGCGCAACAACTTCACATGCAAACAATACCTTAACATTTACTGTTGTTATAGATAACCCAGTAGATGAAGATTATTCTATGGTCTTCAAGGGGTGCGTATTAACATCTCTAACCGTTAGTGGAGATATAGGCGAAGAATCAGGAAGAATTAAAATGTCTGGTACTTTTAAAACTGGTTGTATTCCAGATTTATCTCCTGCGTCAGCTCCAACTTTTGGGTCAACTGCGCATTTTAACAATAATTATTTTATGAGTGATTTTAGCACAACAAAAGTAGCAGGTGTTGCTGACTGTGTAATGAAATCATTTAGTCTCAATATTGAAAATGACGTTCAATTTATGGGTTTTGATGCTTCAGGAAACTACGAAGTAATCCAAAGGGCGTTACCAGAAGTAATATCTACACTAGATACTGTAGTAAAATACGACGGCAATACTAAAGCCCTTATTGAATCATTCGAAGGACAATCAATAGCAGATGATACTGGACACGTAGACGTAGATTTACAAATGGCGTCTGGTACAAATAAATTTGGTATAGATATAGACCACACTCTTATGACAGATGTAACTTTCTCAGAGGAGGAAGCAATGTTTTTAAGTATTTCACAAAAAGCAATCGCAGATGCAACAGGTGCTAATAAATTCTTTTCAATTAAAGCAACCAATACAACTGTATAATCAAACAAAAGGAACACAATGAAAAAACTAACACTCAAGAGTGGTAAAAAAGCTACCCTAAAAGAAATGTCCGTAGACGAATTTGATACTTGTATGGATTTTATTCAATTCGAAATGAACGGAGAAGAAGCAACTATTAAAAATCAATTCTCTACTAGCACTATGTGGATTAGAGCAGGAGTAGAAAAGTGCGACGATAAATTTATAAAGTCTTTGTCTATCGAAGATAGAGCCGAGCTTCAACTTGCTATTCAGGAATACAATAGCTTGGGGGAATAGAAACCCTCTCACTTGAACTAAATATCTTAATAGATGATTGGTGTGAGGGTTGTCAATATTCTACCTTTCCATATACAGCTAAGTTACCTCTTAAAGAGAATAACAGCATTCACACCTTTACATCTATAGACGATGTTTGGTATGTTGTCGACCTACTTAAAAAAGAAGTAGAAGAACACAATAGAACAAACTCTAAAAAATTTAACTTACACCAAGCCGTAATATCCCACGCACCTTTCTTTACCTGCACTAATCACTTTTTGAACAAAGAGTACCAACGAGATATACAAAGATATAGCTATTGTACAAAGATGAAGGTTTCTCCCTATGAAGGTTCTTTTGAAAAACACCCAAAAAAATGGATTGATAAGTGCAATATTGTAGAAAAGATGTTAAATTACATACAATCACAACATTATAATAAAGTAAAAAATGGCAAATAACTTACAAGTAAAAGTAGTATTCAAGGCAGAGGGAGCAGCGCAAGTCGTTAGCGCTATTAAAAGCTTAAGTTCCGAAGAAAGAAAATTATCTAATAGTACAGGAGCAACTAAAAAACAATTCGATAAATTAGAAATTGCCTTAAATAAAAACGCTAAAGCTACTGACAAGTTAGCAAAATCGAAAAAAGAAGCATCTAGGCAACTTGGTATTTTTGGTAGGAACACAAGATTAGTAAGAGGTGGGTTAGCTAAAGTAAGAAGTATTATGCTTCTTGTGGCATTTGCTGCTAATGTATTTCAAAGAACTCTAGGAGCTGCAGCTAAAGCTGCTAATGAACAAGCTAATGCAGTAGCAAAGTTAAATCAAACTTTAAAATCTACAAAATTTCAATCGAATACAACTGCTAGAGAATTAAAAAAATTTGCTGCATCTTTGCAAAGAATAACAGGGATTGGCGACGAAACTATTATTGCTATGCAAGGAGTTCTTTTAACTTTTACTAAAATTAGAGGACCAGTTTTTAAAGATGCAACTAAAGTTATATTAGACATATCTGTTGCCTTAGGTCAAGACTTACAACAAAGTGCGATACAAGTAGGGAAAGCATTAAATGACCCTTTGCTAGGTATGTCTGCTTTAAGTCGAGTTGGAATACAATTCGATAAAGAACAAAAACAATTAATTAAAAATTTTGTTAGGCAAAACAACATAGCAGAAGCTCAAGGAGTTATATTAAAAGAACTACAAGTACAATTTGGGGGAACTGCAAAGAACCTAGATAAAAACTCCTTAGCTATGAGAAGACTATCAAGTGCTTCTGGAGATTTTCTTGAGGTAGTTGGTAAACCTTTAGCTAACTTTTTTTCCAAAGTAGCTAACTTTACTACAAATATTTTAGAAAAATTTACAAGCCAAAGCGAAAAAAGTTACTTTAGGGTTTTTGATGCGCTAGACGAAACAACAAAGCAAGGAGCTTTAAGCTTAAAAGATTTTGGACATGAGTTTGGATTAATATCCGAAATCATAGGAGAAACTTTTACTCCAGATATGTTAAAAGATGCTAACAAATATAATGAAATTATGGAAAAAATGGACAAGAGAACTGGAGAGTTGTTAGATGTCGTAAAACCAGAATCTCAAGTATTTAACGCACTAGTATCATCTTTAAACAAAGCTGGCATAGAGTTAGGAACTTTTATAGATAGAGTAGATGAAGGTCTTGGAACTTTAGGAGGACCAATACTAACTAGAGTTATTAAAAAATCTTTTGGCGATGCATCTCCAGACATAATAAAAGCTAGACAAAAAATTAGCGACATTATTATGAAAGGTGGAGGGAAAAACGTCATAACCCCAGAAGAACTTCCCATACTTACTAAATTACTAGAAGATTTTAGTGGGACAGTTGTTAATATTAACAAGCTTGGAGAGGTCTCCGTTTTAACCGATGTAATTCAAGCGTTAGTTGAAGGAAAAGTAACTTACGTAAATGCAGCTGGAGAGGAAATAGCTGTCAATGAAGCTTTAAAAATGAGTATAATGGAATTAGCTGCTGGATACGGAACGGCAGGTAATGAAGCAGAAGGATTTTTTGGGAAAATGTCAAAATTCAATGATGCTCAAAAAGAGAACATTGCCTTAGTAGATGCTGGATTGCAAGGATTCTTATCTTTTGCGGAAGGAAACAAACAAG